TGTTTCTGCCGAGGATAAGCGGAAAACAGATGAAGCGACAAGAGAAACAAATGAAACCTCGCGTGTGGCTGCCGAATCTAACCGTGTTACCGTCGAATCCGAACGTGTATCTGCCGAAGCAGCCCGCAAGTCAGCGGAGACAGACCGGGTATCAGAAGAAAACAAGAGAAAGGCTGCTGAAACTTCCCGCGTTACGGCTGAAACTTCCCGTTCGTCAGAAGAAGATAAGAGAAAGCAGAATGAAGATGAGCGTAAAACTGCTGAAGATACTCGCGGATCAAATGAGACTAAGCGTGTAAATGCCGAAACGGAGCGTGTCGAAGCAGAGTCTCAACGCAAGTCAGAGTATGCCGGTATTGTGCAGGAAATGACGCAAGCAACAGAAGAAGCCACCGGACAGATTGCTCTTGTCAAGCAATTAACAGATGATGCGAATGCAGCTAAGAATGCATCTGTTGAGCAGACGGCTCTTGCAAAGAAAGCTACAGATGCGGCTAATACTGCGGCTGGTAGTGTTAATGCAGCTAAAGATGCTGCAACTACTGCGGCTGCAGGGGCCAGTGCTGCCAAAGCTGAATCAGAAGCTCAAACCGCCTTAGCGAAAAAAGCGACAGATGAAGCAAATGCGGCTAAAAATGCATCTGTAACACAGACAGGTCTAGCCAAAAAAGCGACTGACGATGCGAACGCTGCTGCACTGGCGGCTAACAATGCGATTTCAGGAGTTGACGCAAAAGTGAAAGCTGCAGTCGATGCGCTTGTTGCCGGTGCTCCAGACGCTCTTGATACATTGATTGAGTTAGCGAACGCACTTAACAATGATCCTAACTTTGCCACGACGATGGCAACAGAGCTGGGAAAGAAACTTAATATTTCTGATATTGTTAATAATCTGACAAGTGGAGGGACTAATAAAGTGCTTTCTGCCGAACAAGGAAAGGCATTGAAAGCAGCTTTGGACTCCCATAACCATGATAGTAGATATGAACTGATTATCACTAAACTTACAGCCTTTAATAAGAATTTTGGGACTAGTGCTGGGACCGTGTGCGAGGGTAACGACGCCCGGTTAAGCAATGCAAGAACTCCGTTAGCCCACACGCATAAGAAAGCGGATATTAGCGACTTCCCAACCTCAATGCCGGCAAGTGATGTGGCTGCATGGGCGAAAGCAGCTTCTAAGCCAGCCTATACAGCAAGCGAAGTAGGTGCATCTCCATCTAATCACAATCATGCAGGTACATACGAACCTGCATTTACCAAGAATTCGGCCTTTAATAAGAATTTTGGTAGTGCAGAAGGAACCGTATGCGAGGGAAATGATGCCCGGTTAAGTGATGCCCGTGTACCGAAAGCACATACTCACAAGAAGTCTGAAATAAGTGATTTTCCAACCTCGATGCCAGCAAGCGATGTGCCTGCATGGGCAAAGGCTGCAAGTAAACCATCCTATACAGCTTCCGAAGTTGGTGCGTCTCCGTCGAATCATACTCATACAGGGGTCTATCAGCCAGCAGGAAGTTATGCAGCGAGTTCGCATAAACACGGAGCAACGGATATAACTCCTGATGGTACTCACCGCTTTGTTACTGACACGGAAAAAGAGACCTGGAACAGTAAAGCTGCGGGAAACCATAATCACGATTCAGTATATCAACCTAAAGGTAGCTATGCACCGTCTTCTCATAAACATGCAGCAACTGACATTACGGACGATTCTACACATAGATTTGTCACAGATTCGGAAAGATCTACTTGGAATAGTAAGGCGGCAGGAAATCACAACCACGATTCAGCATACCAACCCAAGGGCAGTTATGCTGCAAGTTCTCATAAACATACAGCGACGGACGTTGAAGAAGATTCGACTCATCGTTTTATGACGGATGCAGAACGTACAAAACTTAGTGAAATAGCCTCCGGAGCTAATAATTACTCTCATCCGGCTTCTCATCCAGCATCAATGATTGAAGAAAGTACTACAAGAAAATTCATGACGGATACGGAGAAAACTTTACTAAGTTCTCTCGGAACAAATTGTGCGTTAAAAGATTTTTCCAATGTTACGACACAGGACCTCGGACAGAATGGTTACTGTAAGTTTCCAAATGGACTGTTAATCCAATGGGGAAAAGTTTCAGGTTCTTCAGTTGTTAGCTACACCATAACTATGTCTACATCATTTTTTGATAAAAGTTATAAGATATTTGCAACAGTTTACAAGCCTTCATCTGACAGTGGTGTTTATTCCGCATCACCTATTGATGATTCAACTAAAACAGCTAGCCGATTTTGTATTAATAGAAATTACTCCTCTGGAGGGAGTACTGGATTATCACAAGAAACTTTTGATTGGTTTGCTATTGGGCGTTGGAAATTATGAAATAAATTATAACATTGAAATAAGAATGTATAACTTTAGTAGAAAATTGGTAGTCTTTTTTATAATCATTTTTGCGCAAAGTTCTCTCGGGACTAATGCTATACAATTAGAATCACAAAATCTATGGGATGAAAAAGCACAAAATGGATATGTAAAACTAAGTAATGGGTTGTTGATCCAATGGGGGAAGCAACTTGGTTCAACGGCTACCACGGTTACAATTTACATGCCTCTTTCTTTTTGTAATACTGATTACATTATCCAAGGCTGTATTATTAAAGATGCTTATGATGGAAATGTATATACTGCTACACCATTAATTAATCCAGCTATTAGTAGTTTTAAAATGGATAGAAATTTTGGTTCAAGTTCAGGAACAGGAGTTTCCAGGGCAAAGTATAGTTGGATAGCAATAGGACGTTGGAAATAACTAAATTATAAATTATGAAGTATTGGAAACAAGGATTCTATGACGAACCTATAGACGGTTCCGTAGAAATAACAGAAGAGTATTATCAAGAGTTATTAGCAGGGCAATCAGTTGGGTTGATTATAGTTGAAAGCAAGAATTGCTACCCAATATTGGTAGAATATGAGTACGACATCGAAGAAGTGCGAAAAATGAAAATATCTGAAATACAGATATTTGACAAATCGACCGATGTCAATTCTTTTGATTTATTAGGTAAAAGCATGTGGTTAGATAAAAGTACACGTGTTGGATTATTTAACTCAATTTCGATTGAAAAAGAAGCTGGTAAAACAGATACAGTACTGTGGTATGATGCAACAAAGTATGTCATTCCTGTTTCAGATGCTTTAGCAATGCTGAATAAGATTGAAATGTATGCGCTCAACTGCTACAATGTCACACATCGCAGCAGTTAGATCATTGCAGACAATTGAGGAAATCGAAAACTATGATTATACGGTCGGTTATCCGGTGAAACTTAGCTTTCCCGGGTAACCAGTCTTGAAATTGTATGCTTCAATTTCTTCTTTTGTCTCTAGCTGTTGAATAGCTTTCGTATGCCTTTGTGTCGTATCATAGCTCGCAAGGGCATACAATTCTAGCTGTTGTAATATGTCAATAGCTCTTTCGATTGATAAGACAAACTTTGTATCACCAATCCAGATACTTGTTTCAGATCGTCCGGCTTCTTTCTCAATATTGATTGAGTTCATAAGCCCGACGCGTGTAGACTTGTTTAGCCATCCCAATACTCCGTTTATACTGAACTGATTCACTGCTTCAGATGAATCGAACAATCGTAATTCATCAAGTTTTTGCGCTCTGATTTCTTCTATAGAAGCTTCATGCACAACTAAGATCGGACATCCTTTCTTACTTTCAGCTATGAGTAACCCTGCCGATTGACCCGCTAATAGTTGATTGTAATATTCATCCGTAATTTCTACCGAACCTTCTTGGTATTCGTCGTAGAATCCATTTTTCCAATACTTCATAATATTTGTTTTTTAGTTATTTCCAACGCCCGATCGCAAACCATGTAAAATTCCAGCCAGTCCAAACGATAGCCGGAGTTGAATTTATTCCGCGAGTGAGAACTTTACAATATGATGTATATTTACCATTAAGGTCATACCCCGGAGCATATATAAAAGATTCACTTGTATTATTTACTGCTCCAGTGAAATAAATGTTATAATCAGTATTATAGAAAGTGGTAGGAAAATATAGACTAATTGCTCCCCCCGTTGCTCCTGCTCTTGTTCCCCATTGCATTAATAAGCCATTACTATACTTGATATATCCATTTTGTCCTAAACTTTGACCAGACGATTGAATCGCATTAGTTCCGAGAGAACTTAGGTGAATTAAACTACATTTTGAGTGATTTCTTTTAAATATTTTTCATTTTGATTTATTTCGTGACAATGCCGTTGATGTTGTGTGTAATATATTATTTTATCAATGATTCGTCTATCATTTCCTTACTTTTATGCCTATTATTCAATACATTTCTATTTGACATTTATATTTTAGGATATAATTCTATGGACATGGTAACTTTATATAATGATGATAAGGAAATAAAAATCGAAGTAAAAGATGAAAGCTACTCTTATGAAGCTATCATGGGAGAAGATACACTCACTTTGTATTTTTCTCATCCGGGATATATTGAAATTCCGGTTGGCTCCTGGTGTGACTTCTACGGGAAGCGTTATTCTTTGAAGAGGGATATCAATTTCAAGA